CCAGAAACGCTCCTGATCTTCCTCTGATAATTACATAAATGCTTCATTACTGGAACAAGCCACCTGAAAGAGTTCTGCCAGCTCATAGGTGTGCTGTAATGATCTTCTGTCTTTGTTGCTCTGAACCACTTCCATGATTGCTTCCCTGCAAGGGATCTGAGTTAATGTGCATCTTTCCATTACTCTTCATCCTCCTGTTCTTCCTCTTCTTCCGGCGGCTGCTGATTATACGCAGCTCGCACAAAATTTTGAGCCATTTCTAAACACTTATAATCGTGAAATTTCAACACAAAATTAATAATATCCATCTTCTTCCGTAAAATTTCACGCTGACCGAGAACAAGCATCCAGTCTTCTGTAACTGCCTTTGCTTCCTCTTTTGCCTCCTGCAGCTGCTCTTTAAGATCTGCAATAATCTCTGTTGCCATGACCACACCTGCACCTTCTGTCTCCTGTGCCGGAACACCTGTGGCCTGCATCACTTCTGTTTCTTCTAATGTTCTTAATGTTTTTTCTTTACTCATGCTTCATTCTCCTCTCGTTCTAATTCGTGTACATAATCACATACTTTAGCAGATATAAATCCACTCAAAAAAATTACAAGAACGTCCATTACTGATATCATACTTTCGTTCCTTTCTTTTGTTGTCTGAGGGGAATGAGTATGTTATAATACGCACAGCCCCTCAATTTAGCTGAATGTCGGGTTACTTTGCCCCTATCGGAGTACCGGTCCGGTAAGGGCTTTTTTATTAAATTGCTTCTACCTGAGACTTTCCAAAGAAACTTGCCTTGTATTCTGCGCCATCTCCCCGGCTTCCCCAGATCAGCGAACATCCAAATAATGCCTTGGAACCGTGAACCACTTTATATCCCAGTTCTTTCCATTTGGCAAAGGTATTTGTCTCTTCGATGATTCCTGCTGCCTGCTTCGCGTTTTCAATACGCTTCGCATTGATTTCCTCAGCCTTTGCGCTTAACCATGCTCTATGAAGAGCTTCTGCGAAGTGGATGTCCTTTGTCTTGCGGTAAATCTTCCATGCTTTCAACATAATCTTTGATAAGTTGTACTTCATGTTCTTATTCCTCCTTTTATTGGGATTCCCAACAGCCCCGGCAGGCTTTAAACGTCTAGCGTTCTACTCAGTGCATCTCAATCTCTCTTATCCTGTTTCCCGGTGTTATGTCGCCGTCTTGCTTTCCCTTTCAGTACTCCCATCAACTTTCGCTGTTGTTCTGTTCCCTTGAACTGATTATATTATATAGGATATGTACATATCTATCAATTGACATTATCGCCAAATATGTACATATCTTTTTCATTAATTTTGTATATGTACATATCTTGAAATATATGCTATAATCTAAGAAAATAGGGAAAGTATGTCTTTTATTTATTCCCTTTCCCAGAAAAGAGGTTATTAATGGCTATCAGCGACAAAAGAAAAGAAAGTATGTATAACTATGCAAAAAAAAATCTTAAACGTATTCCTTTAGATGTCCAAAAAGAAAAATACGAAGAAATCAAAGCAGCTGCAGAATCTGCCGGCGAAAGCGTAAATGGTTACATTAAAAAAGCAGTCGATGAACGGATGGAACGCGATAACATATAATCACTATTATTCACGAAAGGATGTGCATTCATGGCAAAACGTCTTTATACCTATGACGATATTATGAATCTGCCTGATTTTATCCGGGTAGAATTGATTGACGGTGTAATTTGCACCGATGACTGGACAAATCTGGAGATTGACGAGGAAGTCTTTCAGAATCCACCATCTGAGGATCATCATGTTACCTATCGCCTTTCCATCGTAAAAAAATAAAACAATACCTGATATTTACTATTCCATTTGCATAGGAGGATTCTATGAGCCTTTTTAATAAAATTAAAAGTGTTTTCAATTCATCATCCGATGATGTTCCTGATGCTCAAACCATCTATTTCAAAAATGGAGAGATGTACAAAGTATATCCCACTGATAAAGAAAGCTGGTACGATGCCAGATATCTGGTTTCAGATGGAGTAAAATATGATCTGGAGAATCTGGATGATTTAAAGCGCATTCCTGTACCAAAATTCCCGGCACATCAAAATATAATGGAGGGATATGGCGTTACTGGAAATTTAGATTATGTTTTAAGAATGAAAGCTGGAAGCTTTTATAATCGCAAAGATAAAATAATGTGTTCTGCCTGTTTATGGAAATGCACCGAATTAATGCTCGCCCATCCTTTGTCTTGGGAGGAAAGTCATTTTTACCGGATAGTACAATGGCACGTAGAAATGGGAATGTTTGACGAAGCTGACAAGGCTGAGAAATATATATATTCCGTACTTGATTATGATGCAAACTATCAGCAATTGATCAATCACATAAAAGATAATCCTGAATACATAAAACAGCAGGAGGCATTTCATAAGAAAAATTTGATGCGTAAAGAATACTATCATATTTTTTATGAATTACCTGAACTGGCTCCCAAATCTTTTAGTGCTTATAGCAGAATGAAAAATGCTCAAACAAAAAATTTTCTCAAACTTAAAGATCAAGCAATAAAACATGGGATTTCGATAAGCTAGAACTGAATACAGTATATTTATCCAGGCAGCCAGTAGAGCGGCTGTGGTTCCCCTGATCCTGAGCCTTGACAGGAGGGGATGCTTATGAGCGATTACGAGATATTTATGATAATCCTGACAACAGCCAGCTTAATTGTATCTATCCTTACATACACACATAAGAAATAGCCGCCCTGCTCTCTGGTAAAGAATAGGCGGCTACGTCTTAAACATATATCTTGCCAGGACGGGGAACCTTGACTTCCCTTACTGGCTGTCTTGATAAGTATATTATATGCCAGCTTCAGGAATTTGTCAATTTACTATAAACTGCTGCCTTATTCATTCTTCAATATGTTCATCAGTTTTATTTTTCTTTTTTAACGCTTCTTTTCCCCTCCAAACATGTCCCGTTACCTCGTAGACTTTTCGTGGTGATACGATGTATGTGATTCGGCTACCACCGGAAAGGCTTTTAGCTGGCTTGTTGTTCTGAATAGCTACGCCAACTGGGAGCCATCCATACACAATTCCTGCTCTAACAGATGAAACAGGGATTCCTGTCATTTTGCTTACATCTTCTACGGTTATTCTTTCATTTGAGAACTCCGGCATCTGCGGTATTCCTGAGATGATTCTCGCCACTTCTGCGGCGAATTTATGTATTTCTGCGTTTTCTTTGATGTAGTCGTCAACTGCACTCATATTTTGCCTCTCCTTTCTATACTGCTTCTAAATACGCCAGGTCTTTCACCGTCTCAAGACGTTCCTTGCAGTCTTTATATATTTCCTTATAGTGTTTCCCTTTCATGATTCCCATATCAATTTCATGCAAGATAATATTCTCCATTAAAGACAGATTATTTAACTGCATCACCGTAGCTTCATCTCTTTTACTAATTCCAGCCATTTTATTTGCAAGTCTGGTATAAGTCGCATAAAGCATTTCCGCATGATCGCTCCCCTGCTCTTGTGCATAGGATACAAGCTTCTGAATAGCATCGGTTTCTACTTTTCTGGTAAACTTACCTGCTTTCCGGGTTTCAATCCATCTTTGGGTTGATTTCTCACGAATGAAGTTTTCCATCTGCTTAAACGCTCGAATATATTGCAATTTCCATTCAAGGGCATTCTTTCCGGTAAATCCCATTACCAAGAGCGAAAAACCGTCACGGTTCATCAGGTACATTTTATGATACTGTCCATCATCTGCCTTTCTTTTGCTGACAACAAACATCTTTGAGGGCTCCTCAAAATTGAGGAGCGATTTCTGCAAATTATCAATAGCACGTAATACATTATCATGCCGCATTTCAAATTTCTCCGCTACCTGTAAACTATCACATACTGCCTGTTCATTTTTAAGATATACTAAATCGTCTATAACAACGCTCCTTTCCGCTCTGCAATTATTTTTCCGAGCTATATAATCCAATACTTCAAGTTTTTTCAAGTTCTATCTTGGAAATAACTGTACTGTTATGGGGCTACATATAAAAAATCTCAACATTTCTCAACAACCATGAGTAAATATGTTATTGCTTTTGGACTGTATATGGCAGAGACTCCACCTTTTTCCACCATAATGCTGATTCTTCACGCTTTCCTCACGCTTCGTTATCCATTCGCATGTATTATATACAGCCCCGTATCCTTGCAGTACTGTAATATTTCCACCTAATTTTCCATTCTATTGCTAAAATGGATATCTTCCACATGCCTGCAGTGCAGATCTGAATAATGCCAGTGTTTTTCGTTTGTATCCATAAACATCTGCATGGCATTTGTAATTCTGATCAATCCCTTTTCTGGCAAGGACCTGAAATGCCACGCCCTTGGATATACTGTAGAAGAGATCATCCTCAACCATAGGATTGCATTCATGCGCACATTGTAACAGCAGAAGCTTGTCCGGCAGTTCCAGATCCAGACAATACTGTTTCAGCTGTTTTTCCTCTCCCTTTTTAAATCCATAATCTGCATAAGTTGCTTCTCTGGTTCGCATATTTTCTTCCTTTCTTTGCTCCGCTTTAAGTTGTTCCCGTGTCCCATTTTTCTTTATGCTAACTCAAATGGATTCTTCCCATTCCGGTTTCTTCTCATTTCAGCTTCACTAATGATGATGTCTAACAGTTTTCTGCCAGACGCATTGACTGTAACATTGTAAGTATTTCCGTCTCCCTGTCCTTTCCCAGACTCTTCCCGAACAATCTGACGCAACAGACTTTCCGGTGCTTCCAAGTTGTTACCTTTCTTCTGGTCGCCTAATACCGCAAGGAATTCTGATCTTGGCGGAATAACTGCACCACTGGCCAGATACGGAAACGGAACTGAGTTTACTCTTGGAAGGCTCATGGAATAATTTCCCCATCGGCGTCCGCCATTAGGAAGCTGTACATTATATGAAAACGTAAAGCCTCTTTCAATTCCCGAGATTGCACTGTTTATGTTATTAATCATACCGTTTACTTTAGATATAATATTATTCAATGTAGTACCGATTCTGTCTGCCGCCCTGGATATTGCTCCGGAAAGACCGCTTTCCATTCTGGATCCATAGCTTTCTACTTTGCCAACTAAGGAAGAAAGACTTTTGTCAATCGAGCCTGACATACCTCCAACCGTCCTATTGATTTCGTCACCGGCGTTTTTCCATTTTTTTGTCATGATGTTATACTGACTCTGGAACTGACTCTTAACACCTTTGGTCATCTCACCAAGGCTTAAGTTGGCCTGTATCTTCATGGCTCGTACATTCGTTTTCACTTCTTTTGCAGAATTTCCCCAGTTAAGCACTGTAGAATCATTTACTCCTGCAAAATTTTCTTCTGTACTGGACTTAATTCCGGCTGTAGCCTCTTCCACATCAGTCTGAGCAATCTTTATTGACGAGGAAATCTTCTCCTGCGCTCCGACAATATTGGTATCTACCGCTGTAGTAACCGCCGTAGTTGCAGCCGGAAACTCTGCCCCTAATGCTGCATTCAGATCATCCAGTGGTACACCTGCATTCTTCAAAGCAGTGTAAACCATGTTCAAAGCATCCTGTGCGCTCTTGGCACTTCCGCCAGTGTCCTGAAGCTGGCTTCTGACTCCCTGATAGGTTCCGCTAAATTCGTTCCCTTTCAGACTTAATGTATAAAGAGTGTCCGATAAAACACTAATTGCTTCTTTCGCACTCAGCGAAGAGAGATCAATCTGTCCTGCACTTTCAGAGAATCCCTGTCCCAATGCCAGCACTTTATTAGTCATATCTTCTACGAAGGTACCTGTTACGCCTGCCTGAGCACCATATTGTTCAAGTATTGCTTTCGCCTGCTCAGCAGATATGCCATATTCTGCCAACTTATGAATAAAGCTATCATACATTTCAGCATTGGATTTTCCCGCACTTTCATCGGCTTCAATCAACTTCCAGAGGTCTTCTGCCTGCTTTTGGGTTATTACATTCGAGGAACTCATTGCCCCAGCATAATCATGCAGATATCCACCCGCCTGTGTCAGAACACCGTTTCCACCCTGTAAAGTTTCTATAAATCCTGCCAGTTTTTCTGTTCCTACAATTGCCGCCGTAGCTACCGCCGCGATCAATCCTGCCGTTCCTACCAATGGGGCAAGAGATGAAGCAAGGGAAGCAAATCCGCCCGCTGCCGTACTGGCAGCTTTTCCCAGTACAGATGTCAGGCTTCCGGAAAGAGACGCTGCTGCTTCAGATCCGATTATCTTTTTTCCTATTGCTTCAATCAGTAACTTTACCAGACTGCCAATCCCTGTTATATTCGCAATCTTTACAGCGATAAATGCTTTTCCAAGAAAAGCTGCTATTTTACCGGCTGTACCACTCTCTTCCAACCCATCAAACAGACCTCCGATCGTTGTTTTGATTGCTTCAATGACCTGCCACAGATGCTTGCTCCAATCAATCTGGCTTAAGAATGTTCCTATTCCTTTCCCTACTTCTTCCCAATTTGTTTTTTGAGCCAGTCCAACCAAAGAAGTACATAAATTGTTCAGGAATATTTCCAGTTTCTGTCCATTGCCTTTCCAATCAAATTTTGATACAAAAGTATTGATTCCGCCCGCAATATTATCAACCATCTGTTTCCAGTTGAAATTGACAGCAAAATTGTAAAGAGTGGTAAACGCACCGTTAAGTCCAGTAGCAAGTGTATCTCCTATCTCTGAAAATGAAACAGTCGAAAAAACACCGTTCAGTGCATCCGCAACCGCCTTTCCAATATCAGCATAAGGAAGATTATGAACAAATCCGCTGAATATCTTCCAGGAAATCATGAACATGTTGCCAAGCAGCTGTCCAAGATTATTCCAGTTTACCTCATGAACCAGACCGGTAATACCTTCTGCAAATTTCTTTCCAAGATTCTTCCAATTTATTCCTGTAATCAGAAGATTCATAGTATTCACAAGAGTATTAATCCCAGCCCCTACAGTACGTCCTAACAAATCCCAATCAATATGATCAACCAGGCTATTAAATGTTCTTGTAAAAGCATCACAGAATTTTGTAATCTTGGGTCCAACATTGTTCCAGTTAATCACATCATAAATTTTCTGCAGGCCTTTATTAATGCCACTGGCAATATAAGCCCCCAACCCTTCCCAGTCCTCTTTTTTGATGAGCTTTCGGATCTTATCAGCAATTCCCTTTATAGAACTTGTGATAGGAACTTCTTCAAACATATCACCAGCAGATGGGCCAGTATATTTGTTCCCGCCGATTGTCCCTGCACTGTTTACGCCATCATCATATCTATTAAGTTCATCAATCGGGCTAAGATATCCTTTTACTTCCTTTGCGGCTTTCTTAGCGCTATCCGCTGTCTTATCCAAACTGGCAGCATAATCTTCCTGAACGCCTATTGCTTTTGTAAAAGTTTTTTGCCCAGTTAATGCTGCAATCAGCATACCTACACGAGTAACCGCATCTGACATAAGATTAATAAACTTGACAAGAATCGGTGCAACTGTTGTCAATATTGGCGCGAATGCTGTTGCAAAAGAATTCTTTAATCTTGTCATACTGGACATCAATGAAGACATTGCTGTGTTTGCAGTATTAGAATACTTAGCAAGATTCTGAATTCCCGTCTTTACTCCGTCACCAACAGCATTTATAGCCCGGAACATGCCCGAAAACAATAGTGACATTCCCAGCATCTTGCCCAGACCTGTCTTGGAGCGTTTTGTCTGCTTATCGAAATTAAGCATAGATTCCACTGCTTTTTTCATAGCAGAGACCATGCTTTTTACGGCTGATCCTGCGCTCTTTAAAGCAGAGCCAATGTTCTTCATGACTGCGCCTACGCGCGCAGCAGCTTTCTGCAGATTCTGCATTGCCAGAACAAGCTTATTGTTCTTTTTTTGATATTCCTCTACTTTTTTCTTTAGATTATTGTATGAAGAATACAGCCTTCCGTTTGTACGTTCCAGCTTCTGTGATTCCTCATCGTACTTCTGCAATGTATTTTTATAGGTATCTGTCGATTTAGGATCTATGTACGCGCTGCCGGATACCTGCATCCCCTTCTGTTTGTTCTGCAGCCTCTCCATGTCCGCCCATATTTCATCCAACTGCTTATCCAATTCTTTAATAGGCCCAGAATCAATCGGAAATCCCATATCAATCCATTCACGCTGTTTAGATTCTATTTTCTCAAAGTCTGTTTCAAGAGCCTTGATCTGATCCGAAATCTGCTTGTATTCTTCTGTTTCTATTTTGCTTTTACCCAGCTCATCCAGCTTAGATTTTAATTCAGCAACTTTTCTTTCCTGCTTTTCATAGCTTTGATAAAGGCTGTTAACTGTTGCAATCTGCCTTTGAAATGAATTTTTTGCTGTTTCTCCCATTTTTGATACCTGAGCAGTAATTCTTGTCATTCCTGCCTTAATCGTATTTAATCCTTTGGAAAGACCTTCTGTCTGAATCCTGGTATCAATGATGATTGAGCCATCAGCTGCCATATTATCTACCTCCCGACTATTTGAGGTCAGGGTACCAGTTTCAAATTACCAGTACCGAGTTATAAATTAGGGCTATCCTGTTTCCAGAACAGCCCGCCGTTTTTATTTTTCTTCGTCTTTTTTTGTGTATTTAGCAACATATTTGTCAATTTGTTCCTGCTGCTTCTTTTCTCTTTCAGCTAATTCCTTTTCAATGATTCCGCCAATCACAGTGATAATCTGTTCGGCAAATGTCTGTCCATCTTCCAGAATTGTAAACGGATGAGTAATTTTAAAGAAGTTCTCCGATACAGGAGCACCAAACAGGAAATCTATCTTTTCCCCGGCTTCTTTCTCCAGCTCAGGAAGAATCTCTTCCAAGTCCTCCCCTTTTATTTTGTCACCTACACTTGCGAAAAACGCTGCTGTCTCTTTATATCTGTTTAAGATTCCAACATCTGTAGGAATAAACCGGAATACTCCCAGCTCATTTCCATCCTGATCTACAATCTCGTAGCTCTTAGCACCTGTATTAAATGTTATCTTCTCTGCCATTATTTATCGCCCTCTCCCTCATATTTTTGAAGTTCTTTTTCAAGTTTCCGAAGTTCTTTGTAATCCTGTGCAATTTTTCTGTATTTTTCTGCCATCTCTGGAAGACCCTGTCTTAATGCTTCAATCGTTACAGAAAGCATTCCCGATGACTTCTCCAAATCATCAAGTGCCCGTCTGGCAGAAGCATTTATTGCCGCCTGAAGCTTGTCCTGTTCATATTTTCTACTTTTCTTCATTCTGATACGTCTCATTGTCTTTCCCCCTTACCGCATCATAAATAGCTGCTAATTCCATGACTGCAACCAACATCAACACGTTAAGTAAAATCACATATATCATCTCCTGTCCTATCGCGATACATATATTATCTCACATTTTGTGAGAACAGCTCTCTACCACTTTTGGGCGTTTTGTTATTTCGACTGTTCATCGACAGTTCAAAGGCAACTAGCCTTTCGCAAAGATCACAATTCAATCTGATATTCTCGCTTGTTCCTCGCCTGTTCGAACACTCCGAGTTCTCGCCGCTTTAATTCCATTTCTCACGGCTTTGTGCGGCTTTCCTACTGCTTCATTATCAATAACAGGGCTCCTCA